GCCTGGTTGCTGATAAAACTTCCATTTGAATTGTCCTTTTGGTGGATTTTTTTTTGCAGCAATATATAACCAATGATCGTCTGGGCAAGGGTTACTGTCCATAATAATTCCTCTCCAGGTTGGACCTCCATCTGCTTTTGTCGGGTATCTTCCAACGCGGTGTGTTAATCCATCGATCACAGCTTTAGGCAGCTCTCTCGCTTCATTTACCCACGCACCACTTAGCTCTAGTGAGAGCAATTTTCGCGTATCTTTAGGTTGGTCGAGTGCCAGGAAAATAACTTCGCAATCTATCCCGGCTGCATTGCCTCTTGATGGTAATTTTAAATGGTGTGTTATGGGTGGAGAATGACGGATAGGACCCCAACGATCTTCCGGAAAAAGTTCCTGCCAGGTTTTAAGTGTTGTTGTTCGGAGCATAGGATAGCTGTTTCGCACAATAGCAAATCGTGTGTATTTTATTCCGTCCCTGGGAGATGGTTTTTGTGCCACAGCGCGTTTAAACAATTCTGCACAACAGGCATAGGATTTGCCGGAACCCACTGGCCCAACAATTCCACGCACAAAAGAATTATCATTGAGAAACTTCCACACAGTTTTAGAGGTGGAGAAATCAAGTTTTAAATCTTCTATTGCCGGTTTATTCATACTGCTTTGCCACCATTGATTTTCTGCGTAGTATTAACTCTCTCATACGATCTGCGGTCTGTTTATTTTTCGCTTTATTGGAAAATGTGTAGACGTTTCGCTTATCCCTAGGAATTGGTTTTAAGGCAAATTCTTCCGAAACCGGCCTACGAGGATTGTGTTCCTGGCAATAATAAAGGTTTCTCTTCTCGTTCCAATAAATCCCGACAGCATCACATTCGCAGCATTTCATCTTTTCTATCTTTCCGCGCAGTTCTCGTTTTGTCATAATTCTAGGTGGTCTTTCCTGATCCTTATAATCACCTTTGTTCATTGTTTTGCTCCTCAATAAAATAAACCAATAATTTGTAATTTTTTTCGCTCAATCCCTGTTTCAGCGCTTCTGCTAACTTTTTCATATCTACCTGGTATCGGAGTTCTGCCCGTATTCTCATGCGTGCTATAGTTTCTAATGTCATTTCTTTTCCTCATCAGGTCCTACCATTTGAATTTCCACAACAGATGGGCGATCAGAATTAACCTCACGATCTAAAATACCGGCTGATTTGGCTAGGAGCTGCAAGACCTTCACACGATCAATCATTTCAAGTTCTAAACCACCATCCGGAGTAACCCGTATTTTCTTGATAGCGCCTATAGCCGTTTCAGAAATATCCTTTGATGCCTTTACCTTAGTATTTCCGGCAGCGTCCCACTCCATAATGTCAGAAACATTTGCCGTAGCCAGGTTAATAAGCTCAGAGGCCAGGGCATCACGATTGTCATAGATAACATCGCTGCCCTTAATTCTGCGCGAAATCTCCCGGACACCTCCCAGGCCTTTAAGTTTTGGAAGTTTCGTAGCCATTAGAAAGGTATCTCGTCATCGATAACATTTTCCTGGGCCACACCAGGTTTAGAGCTGAGAAGATGAATTTCTCCACGATACTGTTTCAGCACAACTTCAGTAGTGTACCGGTCATTACCAGATTGGTCCTGCCATTTCCTGGTTTCCAGTTGACCTTCTATCGCTAACTTTGTTCCCTTCGTTACATAGTTCTTCACGATCTTAACAAGCGGTTTATTGAAGATTACAATGTTGTGCCAATGGGTTTTTTCCTGTTTCTTTCCGTCTTTATCAACCCATCGTTCACTGGTCGCTAGTGAAAATGTTGCAATTTCATCACCTTGTTTCATTGCCCTAATAATTGGGTCTTTGCCTAAGTTTCCGATTAATGTGACTTTGTTCATAGCCCCTCCTTGATTTTTGGAAAATATTTTTGTGTTACCCCCAGTACACAGCCGGGGGGGTGGGGGACCCCAAACCCGACTTTTCTAGCGTGTTCATATTCTAACCGACCATTTAGTTTTTGTACAACAGTCATAGTTTCTTCTTATATTTAAGCTTTCTTAGTATGCTACTAACATTATCTGGGGTATTATCTGGTGGATCTGGCTGCATAAACCTATCTCTAAACCAACCCAGGCTGAATGGTGGCCTCCTACCTTCCTTCTTATGCCAGGCAACAGTCTTAATTATAGTATCTTTCCACTGATCAACCGTTATTCCTTGGCTAAGAAGCTCAATAACAATAGCCTCTTGTCTATTATCCCATCTAAAGCCGCCACGATTGCCGAGTTCTTTGTCACACTGTTCTATGTA